ATTCGTTTGGAGTAATTAAATTGTATTTTAATTCTAAGTCATACTTCTTTAATTCAAATTCAGGGTCATTCCATTTAATATCATCGTGAATTAAGCATATATCCTTTTCAAAGTTTTGGAAATAATTACTTAAATTATATTCAAATTTATCTATTAATGGTGAAATTGTATATACTCTTAATTCCATTTCAACCTTATTTGCAGAAGCATAAGCTGCGTTTTCTGAAGTATCAAGCATAGTATAAGGGACGCCAAATATAGCACAAATCAATTTAGCATTATCTTTTGAAGTTTGATTATTAATAATATTTGAGTTAGTATTTGTAGCAGCAAAAGGCAAAATTTCGACACCACCTTCTAAAAGAGCAACAATTTGTTTATCAGGTAAACTTTGTTTTAAATGAAGTTTAAATCTTTGATATTCTGCATCCGACATATTTTTTTCTGTTTTCAAAACAAAAGGCGGAAGAGCTTCACGAATAAAATAATCTTTAATAAAAGTTCTTAATTCATTATCAATATTAATAGAATTAGCAGCAGCTAAAAGTAATTCAGGGCGTCCCCAACAAAAAGAAGTATTAACATCTGAACTTGGGCTTAGTGTCTTTATATGACAAATTTCGCTTTTATCAATAATACTTAGTCCATTATTAGAATAATATCTATATTTGACAATATTATTATACATATCAAGCACAGGTTCAACTTTATTAGATGGTAAAACATAAATTTGAGTTGGATACTTATAATCATTCATTGGAAAATAAAAAAAAGCATTTCCACTAAAATCTAACCATTTAACAGCTAATTGTTTTAAATCATACCAACTATTATTATACAAAGCATTTGGAGAATTTATTAATTTGCTTAGCCAATGTTCAGAATTTAGATATTCAAAAGTTCCATCTTTTTTTCTTATAGCAGGATAATTATTTACGCTTGCTAAAAATTGAGCTCTTTTATTAACACAAGCGAAGCTCCAGCTTTTGAAAAACGAAATTAAATCTACCGTAGCATCTGTATTATTTAGCATACTAACGTAAGTATGGTCTAAATTTGCACCTTTTTTATTTGTCTTACCAAATATCTTATTTATTAGTTTCATATTCTCCTCATATTTAGAGTTAAACTATAATCTTTTGCAAAATTAATAAATTGTGTAATACTATCGACAATATCATCGTGTTTTCCGAAAGGAAAAGTTGTAAATTGCTCAATAACGTCAAAAGTCCACTTTTCGTTTGCTTTAATAAATACTTTGCCCTGTTCAAATAAAGGAGCTGCTGTATGGCATCTTGAAACTTTATCCGCAGTAGGTTTAATAGCTTTCACAGGTAAAAAAGTAAAACGTTTCAAATATTGTAATAAACTTTGTCCGCTTGCTTTATCCTCAATTAAAATTGTAGAAGGTTTGTATTTGTTTGCTAATTGAACGGCTACCTTTTCAAGTTCAGGATATTCTAATTTTGTAACAAAAACATCAAAAATATAATAATAGTTATCTTTAATCCCTATTGTAGTGCATACACTAAAATCATTTTTAACATCTGTTTTAAATGCAGTATCCCAGCTTTGAATAATATAGTCGTATTCTAAATTTTCATCAAAATACTTCCACCATTCTCTTTTGATTATTTGAAGTTCTGAATTAGATGGTTCTTGCTGATATAATGCACTAAACCATAAACTACCTATTTGTTGCCTAATTTCATTTAATTTCTCAATATTAAATCTTTTCGGCCACAATGCTTCATTTTTTTGTCTACCCAAAATATCGTCTTCATCTGCTATTGCTTTTAAAGTTAATAATTGCCATTCTTTATTAACGTCATTATCTAAAATTCTACCAGCCAAATCGTCATAATGCCATCTTGTTTGAATTAATATAATTTTTGCATTAGGTTCTTTTCTTGTATAAGCAGTCGAAAGAAACCAATCCCAAGTCTTTTGTCGATAAGTTACTGAATATGCTTCTTCTGCATTTTTTACAGGGTCGTCAATAATTATCCAATCCGCCCCTTTGCCAGTCATTGCACCACCAACGCCAACGCAGTCCATATATCCACCTGCTTCGGTTTCAAAATACCCTTGTCTTTCAATAGTCAAATCGCTCCGATGTTGCTTATAAATACTCATAGCTTTTCTGCCCCAACTGGAAGCAAACGTCATTTCATAACTTGCTAATAATATTCTGGATTTTGGATTCTGCAATAAAAGAAATGCAGGTAAATATTTTGAAATAAATTCAGATTTACCGTGTCGGGGAGGCATCGTAATAATTAGCTTATCATTAACACCATTAATCAATTCAAAGATTTTTTCCTCAATTAATGCAATGTGAGGAGGGCATTGATAATCTGGGTTATCTTGCTTAGCTAAGGTGTATATCGTTTTAATCATTTTCGTTCATTGCCTTAATAAACGCTTTATAAGCAGCTAATTGTTTTGGAGTTTTAGGTATATCAAATTCGTTTTCACTTTTTGAAACTACGTTTTCAAATCTTTCAATATAACCACGTCCCCTACCAATTGTTTTTAAGAAAAAGATTATTGCAGTCTTATCTTTTTCGTTTATCAATTCAAATAACTTATTCTCAGCTAAATCTAATGTTTTGTTGCGTGCTTCTTGTAAAGTATCTTTTAATTGAGGAAATTCTTTAATATAATTATAAATAGTTTGATTATCACAATTCAATATTTTAGCAGCTACAGAAACTAATCCATTAGCTTTTAATATTGCATTTTGTATCTGTTCTATTTTAAATTTTTTAACGTTCATAATTAGGTTTTTTCGAGACTAAAAAAAAGTTACTTTATTTCAATAGAGTTATCGTTTGCAAACCACTGTAAATAAATTTGATAAGATATTTGAGCCATCATAACTGGTGGAACTGACATTCCGATTAAATATTTTGGTTCGATATTATTGAAATTGTAATCAAGTGGATAAGTTGCTATTAAACTCCATTCATCTACATCAAAATAACGTGGAACAGTCCAGTCTTGTAAAGTATCTCCCTTTGCTGTGAGAGTATTAGCAACTTCATTAGGACTACATTTAATAAAGCAATAGCCATTATTCGTAATATCTTTATTATGTTGCCCAATTTTACATTGATTCCATATCGTTGTTCTATATTCTGATAAATTTGGCTTTTGATTGATTTTTATAAATTCTTTTAACAAAATCGGCTTTTCATTAAACTCTAATTTCAAATCAGGATAATTTGATTCCTTTTTGCTTGCTATAAAAAAAACTCTTTCTCGTTTTTGAGGGACACCCATAGAAGCAGCATTCAATAAAAACACTTGAACTTTATAACCAAAATCATTTAACCTTTTTACAATTTCTTTTGAGTATAATTTTGCATTGCCAGTTATAATTCCCTTTACATTTTCTAATATTGCAACTTTGGGCTTCAGTTTATTTATTGTATCACAATAGACAAAAACCAAGTCATCTAAAACTTGTTTAGCTTGACCTTCTTTAAAATGTTTCTTTTTGCCCCAGTCTTTTTCTCTATTCCCAGCCATAGAAAAGTTACTACAAGGTGGTGAGCCGTCTAATATATCTAAATTATAAAGTTCTTCAGGTAAATCATTTCTTTGATTAAATATTCTCAAATCTTCTATAAATAAATATTTTGGATTATGATTTAATTTATAAACGTCAGCAATCTTTTTATCTATTTCAACGCCACCTAAATGATTATAGCCAGCTAATTTGTAACCCATAGTAGAACCGCCACCACAAATAAAAGTTCCAAATACATTTAAATTGTTTTTAGGTAAGTTGTAACCATCTTTTAAATACCATTTATAATTAAACTTAGGCATTGTTTAACAACCTTTCCAATAGCTGTTCTTTAGTTTTTAGTTCCATTATATCTAATAATTTATTAATCTTTATATTAATTTCTGCAAACAATTCAGCATTAAATTTAAACGAAATAATTCCTTCATTATCAAATCCATTTACATCAATTTCTTTATTCTTATCTGAAAAATCAAAATCCATTTTCTCCAGCTCCCATTCCACAGGGCTTATATCATATTCAGTAACCAAATCGTTTATAACATCAAAATCCAAATCAATACTTTCCTTTGCAGAATGATTATCTACAATAGCCAGCTCTCTACCCTTTTTTGAATTGATGTCAATATCGGTTCGTTTCACAGCTACTATTTCCTTGCCGTCTGTTTCAACTATTCGTATGTTTTCCATACCAATTTGCCC